GGCGCCACGTCACCTTCCTCTTCGTGACGATGTCGTCCGGGCTGGTCAGTTCCACTTCGACGCCCTTCTCGGCGTCGAGGTCGCTGACCGTGATCGTATCCACCGGGGTCGGCTCTTCCGGCAGGTATTTGAGGTAGACCACGCCGTTGCTGACCCACAACCCGCAGCGAGCCTGGAATGCAATATCCTGGAGCACGTCCAAAGCATTCTTGCGTTCAAGGATCGGGAAGTTGGCTGGGAACTGCTCCATCTTGGTCCGCACGTAGTCGAACGATGTGGAGTCCCACGTCAGGTCCGTATAGTGCTGGATCAGGTAGACCAGGATGTCCACGAGATTGGGACCGACCGAGGATTGAAACGTGACATAGACATCGTCGCTCCACCCTTGGTCCTTGATCGCACTTAGCGGCCGGTTGAAGTTCAGTTGCACGGCCGTGACCGGGCCATAGTTCACAGTCACGACCCGGTAGAGATCAGTCGGGACATCAACCAGCCGACGCTCGCCGGTAAACTGCTTGTAAGCCCTCACCGCCAAGACGGTGCCGGGCACAATCGACACAATGTAGGTGATCAGCTCGTTGCTGTGCATCCGCACGGTCGCGCCCGGCTCGACCCAAAACTGCTGCGCGATCGCATCGCCAGACACTGTGCTTCCCGAAGTGTTGTCTGCCGCAGTGATGAAACCTTTCGTGACACACTCGCACGGAGTCCCAAAGTCTCCCCGGCCGCAAGGGACATCAATCGCATAGTAGTAAGGTGTTATGGTGCCTTTCTCAGTCGGTGGGCATCCACTAAGGCGGGTCTCAATCTCTTCTTGAACAATCTCCTCGTCCTCGGGCTGTTGCCGCCGACTGACATAGAAGTCTTGGCCTTCAAAGTGCCCCCAAAACAACCCGCCGTCGATCTCGATGCAGATGGGAAGGTTCTGCGGAAAGTCTTCGCCGCCGAGCACCTTGATCGGATTAGCTCCAAGCCCCTTCTTCTCGGCCTCCTCGACTTGCTTGCTGCGTGTTGTCTTGGCGCAGCTCAACTGCCCCCTCATTTGCTGGCTGATCTCGGTCCTTTGATCCTCTAGTGCATTGATCTGATCCAGGATTTCATTCACTTTCCCTTGATCAACGCCATACCAGGCGGAAAGGCCACAATTCAGCGTGCTCATCTGGGCACTTATCTGCGCCAGAGTCACAAGGGCACCCACATCAAGACTGTTGCCATCTTCATAGAGCGGCTGTTCCATCAACTCATTCAGCCCGGAGAGGATGCCAACACCTGTCAGGGTTGTTCCCTGGACAGCCTGGTTCACCTGGAGGGCCGGGCAATCCTTGACCGTGCCAAAGATCAGCGGCCATGCCTTTCCCACCATGTCGGCGGGCAGGAAGGGGAACTGCCCCTCCTCTGCGCTGAACCCGACTTCCTTATCTTCCAGCTGCGACACGACGCTGAATTTGATCGTCCGGTCCCGCTCGTTCCAGGTGACCGGGGAACTAATCTTGCCCGCAAACAGCAAGAACCTGTCACTCAAGGCAAGGCCGTCAAAATACTGGTAGACTCGGGCTGTTCGCTTATGGATGTCGTGGCTATCAAAGATCGCTTTGATCGTGCCGTCCGTGTCGTCAAGTGTGACGCTCAGCTCCTGGGAGCTACTATTGTCAGACACATTGACGACATTATCGAGATCACTGACCTCGATGATCTTTCCGGGGATGTTGCCGATGGTGCGATCGGCGTACATCGACGGAGCATTGTCCTGGCACCAATCAACCTCGATGATGATGATCGGCTCTGTGCCTTGCTTTTGTGCCAGAGTCGCCTTTCCTTGATCCGAGATGCTGCGAACCATTACTGTCGTACTCCCTCGAATTCTATGTCAATCACCTGCGTCTCCCCGCGAGGCATGGGAGCAATCGCCGGTGCTGCTCTCTCTGTTGTCTCGAACTCAAATGGGTTGTTGGTGAAATGCCCGACCCAGGTGTCTCCGTTGTGATCCACGATCCGCACCCTGGACGCAAAGTATGCCACGATGAAGGCCCGCAATTCGAGCGCCTTGTTCCGTGTCATCTTGAACGTCCACTTCAACTTGCGGCGGCCGTTCCGCCGCTTGACGTAGGTGTACCTCACCCCGTTCATTGCCCGCTTCACAGTGACCGAGGCTGTCAAGGCCTCCGAGTCACTGAACTGCGGGTTGGGCAAAAGGGTCGTGGTCTGGAGTAGCGGGTAAGGAGCCGAAAGTTGGACCGCCATGGTGATCTCCTAGCTGCCTGTCCAAGTGGGGTCAGGCTCGCCTTCAAACTCAAAGCCAGCCGTAAAGCGATCTCGCCCGTCCTGGACGGCAGGGTCCGTCGTATTGACAATCCCCCCTTTCCAGTACCGATGCTCCCAGTCCACCAGCCCAATCTCCTGGCCCAAATGTGTCTCCATGAACTGCAACAGGGCCAAAGCCTCAGTCCGCAGCAGTCCCGAGAACTGCAACACGAGAGTCTGAGTCCGGGGCCACATCGGGTCTGCATAGACGATCAATGTGCCGCCCCGTGTCTCGCGGCTGATCCGGTTGAATGCCAAGCGGTCCTTGTTGCCCAGGTTGGGGGCTCGCAGCGTGACGCTGTCCGAGGCGGTTCCAGTGGCGGGGTACACCAACTGGAAGGGAACCTCGATCCCAGCCACCGGGCCTTGCAGGGTCGCAGGCGGCGGCGTCGGAGCATTCGGGTCTGTGCTTTCGCCGATCTGTGGGGCATACTGCTTCAGGCTGGTTCCGTTGACCAGGACAAACGCGACAGCCTGCAACACCTGGAGCGTCGAAGTGGCTCCAAGGTCGAGATCCACGATGACCGACGCCTCTTGATCAACCGCAATCTCTGTCGTGGCCAGCTTCCCGCAGTGGGCGATGGCTTCATGGGTCAGCGTCAGCCACAGCCGATCAACAGCATCCGCTGTGACATTCTTGAAGACATCCTGGTCCAGTTCCAGCGTGCTTTCGGCCGCCAGGGCGATGGCGTCGGGCTTGATCTTCACGACGCCCGCTTCATCCACGAGCCGAACGCGGGTCTCACACCGCAGTACGCGGGCCACCTCTGGTTGGGCGACACTGTCCAACCCTTCGGTGACAACCTCGTAGGGCTCGCCGGTCTCCAGATCATACTCCTGCGAGGTGACCTGGAGGGTAGTCGTAGCAGACACATAGATCGGCTTCAGAACACGATCAGCCTGCGCGAGGTCGATCTGATCCTCAACCGCCAGCATCTTGCTGCTGGTGTTGGTCGCCTGTTCCAAGTCGATCTGCGTTACCTCGACCTCGACATCGTAGCCGGGGCCGGGGCCAATGGTGATCGGATTCGGACGGGCAATCTGCGAGAACACAATCTCGCTGCTTGCCCGCAAGGGCACAAACCCCTCGGAGGCCTCGTGCCGCAGATCGAGGGTGCTGACCGCCGTAATCACCTGCTCGATGCTGGCCTCTTGCGCCAACTCGATCCGACTCTCGCAGTTCCGCAGGAAAACGCTATTGTCGGCAAACGACTGGAGAACCAGCGTGCTTGTGGCACCAAGCCGGTTGGTCCCCGACCGCCCGCTGCTGCCCACCAGCGACACCGTCTGACTTGCGGCCAGATCAAATGTCCGTCCACGGTAGCCAGTGTCGGCAAGGGTGATTACGGATTCGGCATGAACGGTTCTGGGACCGGCGTGACCCGAGGCCTGGGTAAGCGTAATCTCGCTGATCGCTCGGCGGCTAAAGACTGCCTGGACCGATTCTGCCTGATCCAGCATCAGCGTATCCATCCCCCTGCGAAGATGAAGCAGTTCGGCCGCCGCTGCGTCCGAGAGCGAGATGGAGACCAGAGCACAATCGGCCTTATCCGCCCGACCATTGAGCACCAGTTCCGAGCTTGTGAGCGCCTGCTTGACAAAGCCGACCTTGGCTTGGTCTGTCAGGGTCAAGCTGTTGATGACAGCGAGATCCTCATAGACAAGACCCGCGATCACATTCTGAGCCAAGGAGATGACACTCTCGCCGGCAGCATTGCGTCCAGTCCCGCTCGGGACGCGAACAAGCACTTCGACGTATTGCCCCGTGACCCTCGCTTTGGGCGTGCCCCTGCGGAGCACGTCAACATACTGACCCGTGACGCGAGCCTTGGCGTCCGGTTCCGTCAGCACTTCGGCAAACTGCCGAGTGGCGCGCATCTTCCCGTCGCCTGCCACGAGTACGTCCGCATATTGTCGAGTGCTGCGGAGAACCATGTTAGCCTACCTTCACACCGAGTTGTAGGTTATTGATGTCATCCTGCGTCCAGGCCACGCCAGTTACAGGGTTGATCTCCATCAACCGACTGTTTGTCACATAAGAACTTGACGAGATTGTTTGCCCCGTGTCCTCACTCTCTGCGCCATTGGTCTTCACCGGCGTCTTGAGGGTGAGCGAGGTCGCGTCTGTAACTCTGGCGTCTGTATGAACCATGATTCCTTTCACGGATTTGACCGCCGGAATGTCGCCGTAGGCCCACAGTTCCTTGTTGCCGCTGACGCTGTCCTCCACGTAATCTGTGTCATCGTTCGCGGCAGTCTCATCCACAAAAGTATAGTGATCCCCCGTCGTGCTCCCTGTCCATTGTGCGGCATCGCCGACGCCGGCCGGAAAAATGGGCTTGATGCTGACACTTCCAAGAATGTTGTTATTCACCGTGCCGGTGCCGTCACAAACATAGAAGTCATCGTATATCGGCTGAAACGCATTGGCGGTTCCATCAAGCGAGACGATATTGTAGTACGCCTCCGTCCCTGCCTGTGTATTGACGTTTATGAGCGTTGTGACGATCTCCCCATCCAGCCATAGCTGAACCGAG